AATATTATGGGAAAATATAGACTAGTAGCAAGTGAAATGTTAGCTTCTTTGCCCTTTGAAACAGAGCAAGAATTACTTGATGCAATAGTGAAAGAAATAGACAGTTGCGGAGATCCATCTTTAAAAGATGTTAAGGTTGATATTTTTAAAAAGGCTCATGGATTATGCGGTTATAAACGCCACTCTTATAAAGAGTTGGCAAAGTCAATAAATAAATCTATTTCGACAATACGTTTATATGCAACAAAGCCGATATGGCAATTTTGGCAAAAAAAAGGTGACGTAAAAAGATTTTTAAAAGATGAAAATACAGATTCCTAACAACTGGAAACCTAGAAAATATCAAAAGCCCACATGGAAGGCTTTATGTAATGGTGCAAAGCGAGCTTGTATAGTTGCACACCGTAGATGGGGTAAAGATGATATTGCGTTACACTGGGCTGCTGTATCAGCTATGGAAAAGACGGCTACTTACTGGCATATGTTACCGCAGGCAGCACAGGCAAGAAAGGCTATTTGGGAAGCTGTAAACCCTCATACAGGTGTGAGGCGTATTGATGAGGCATTTCCACATGAAATAAGAGAAACTACACGTGAACAAGAGATGATGATTAAATTTGTCAATGGCTCAAGTTGGCAGGTTGTAGGCTCTGATAACTATAACTCGTTAGTTGGTTCGCCTCCTTATGGTTTGACGTTTTCTGAGTGGTCATTGTGTGACCCGAGCGCATGGGCTTATCTTAGACCTATACTTGCAGAAAATGGAGGTTGGGCTATTTTTATTTACACGTCACGTGGTAAAAATCACGGCTATAGTTTGTATAACATGGCTGAAAAATCCCCTGAATGGTACAGTACTAAATCAACGGCTAATGATACAGATGTGTTTACAGAGGAGCAATTGCAAAATGAGTTAAGAGAATATCAATCGGCTTATGGTGAAGATGCAGGAAAGGCTTATTGGCTGCAAGAGTATTTTTGTTCGTTTGATGCTGCGTTGCCAGGGGCTTATTACGTTGGGGAGTTGTCAAAAGCAGAGCAGGATAATAGAATTACAAGCGTGCCTTATGACCCTAGTCTACCAGTACATACATGGTGGGATATTGGGCGTACAGATTATACTGCAATATGGTTTGTGCAATATGCAGGACGTGAAGTTAGAGTGATAGATTATTACCAGAATAACATGCAAGGTCCAGCACACTACGCACAAGAGTTACAAGATAGGCGTTACTTATATGAAATACACCACTTACCACATGATGCGGATTATGTGCAAATGGGTTCAAGAGATGGTAAGAGTGTTAAGGAGCAGTTTGAAGAGCTTATGCCAAGCCAAGACTGGAAATGCCATAGAAGAACACAATCAGAAGTATCAGATATTTTTGTAGCTAAGGCGTTTTTTAATCGTTGTGTGTTTGATAAAGATAAAACACAAGAAGGGCGTGAGTCTTTAGGGGCTTTTGCACAGCAATGGGACGATAAACATAAGGTGTTTACTGGCGTGCCAGCTAAGGGCTGGTTTAAACATGGTGCAGATGCGTTTAGATATTTGGCAGTAGGTTATCAAGAGGACTTTGACCAGAACGTTATAGTAGATGATAGAAATACTTTTATGGGAGTTATGAGACGTAATACACACGGTGTTAGTAGACCAATAATATAACGTGTTGTATTTGTAGTTGTAATGTGTTAATGTTGTGTAACTTTTCAATGGTTGCATTATGAATATAGATAAAAAAGTTCCAGTATCAAAGAATAGTGATACCCTGAATTTTTGGCAGGGGCAAATTGCCACAGCTAAAGAATATCTAAAAGATTATCATGAAAGAGGCGATAAAATAGAATGTCGTTATCGTGATGAGGAGCGCAATACAAGCCAAAGAAATATAGCTAGTGGAAATTTTCTGTCTAGTTATAATATTCTGTATTCTAATACGGAAACTATACAACCAATTTTATTTAGTGAAACACCTGAGCCTGATGTAAGGGCTAACGACACTGATAGTATGAATGCCCGTAAGGCTGCAAAGATGCTAGAAGATGTTATAGCTTATAATGGAAAGTTGCCAGAAACGGTAAGCTCTATTGAAAGTGCTGTTAAGGATTTATTATTGCCTGGAACTGGCGTTTTACGTGTGATGTATGAACCTACCTTTGATAAGAGGGAAAAGGAAGCTACCAACGATGATGGCGAAGTTGTAATAGAGCAAGATGAAAAGCTTGTTTTTGAAGAGGTGCGATATGAACATGTACAATGGAAAGATTTGCTATATCCAAAATGTAAAAAATGGGAGTCGTTACCTTGGATAGCGTTTAGGGGGTTGTTTACTTACACGGAAGCAAAAGAAGAGTTTGGAACATCTATTGCTAATACACTGGAATATACGTATCAAGATGAGTCTGATAAAACCAACAGAACTTACACACCAGAGAATAACAAATTTGGAAATGCTGAGGTTTGGGAAGTATGGGATAAAACTAATAGGCGTGTTTTATGGATAGCAGATGGAAAGGCGGTCAATAGCCCATTAAGAATAGATAAAGACCCTCTTGAACTAGATGAATTCTACCCTATACCAAAGCCGTTATTCTCATCAACAACTACTGGTGAAATTAAACCAGTGCCTTTGTTTGTGTTTTATCAAGATTTAGCAAATGAACTTGATGAAGTATCTACAAGAATAAGAAGAAACGTAGACAGCTTAAGAAGACGTGGCGTTTATGATGGCTCTTTTAGTGACTTGGAGCAGTTAAGTTCAGCACAAGATAATCAGTTTATACCTATTAAAGACTTTAGTAAGCTACAAAGTAAGGGCGGTATAAAATCAGTAATGGACACAGAGGATTTAAACAATCAGATTGCAGTACTCGAGTCTTTATATAAGCAAAGAAAAGAAATTATTGATTCTATATATCAAATAATGGGATATGCGGATATATTACGAGGGCAATCAGACCCTAGGGAGACTTTAGGAGCGCAAAGGATTAAGGGAAGGTTTGGTACGCTAAGAATATCTAAGTATCAACGTGACGTGCAGAGATTAATACGTGATGCATTTAGAATAGCAGGGCAAATTATAGTTAATAAGTTTGAGCCAAAAACTATAGCTTTGCAAACGTCTGTACCTCTTGATGAAGTTGCGATTTATAAAGAGATATTAGAGCAAACAGAGCCTGCTAGTGTTTTGGTTGATATACAAACTGATTCAACAATAGCAGCTGATGATATAGCAGATAAACAGGACATAATAGAGTTTACTGCTGCGGTAAGTGATTTTGTACAGCGCACTCCTGCAATGGTTCAAGTGTTAGGCTTGCAAGCTACAAGCGATTTGTTGATGGCTATGCTTAAAAAGTTTAAGATGGGGCGTGATATTGAACAAGCTGTTATGGATAGGGTTAAGGAAGCTGCAAAACAAGCTAATCAACCTAAACAACCAAGCCCTGAACAAATGAAAGAACAAAGGGAAATGGCTAAGTTGCAATTAGATGCTACGTTTAAGCAAGCTGAATTGAGATTAAAAGATAAAGAATTAGATATAAGAGCAGCAGAAGCTGGAATGAAAGACACAAGGGAAGGTCAAAAGTTAGATTTAAAAGGAGTTGAGTTAGCTTTAAAGTCGTTAAACGAGGCGCAAAAAGCGGAAACTGAGGAAAGGAAGTTGCAAGCGGAAGAGGCGAATCCGCAAGACAATGCAATTGTAGGAGTTTAATTTAATGTCATTAAAAGGAGCGGTAATATGACAGAAGAAGTAGTACAAGAAAACAATGACTTAGCTAATAATTTGAAGAATGCTCTTAATGAGGCACTTGGAAAGCCAGAAGTTGTTATTGAAGAAAAAGAGGAGATAGTTGTAAATGAAGAAGAGGTTGTTGAGCAAGAAACACAAGACAATAATGATGCACTTGAAGTATCAGAAAAAGAGCAAAGTGAAGAAGTAAACCAAATAGAAGAAGAATTTAAGTTAATACCTAAAGAGTGGAAAAAAGAGGAAAAAGAAAAGTTTGAAGCTGTTTTAAATAATCCTGAAACAAAGGAAGCAGCCGAGGTTTTAATAAGTAGGTATGAGAACTTAAGAAAAGATTATCATCGCAAGGCTGGTGAGCGTGCAGAGTTTGCAAAGCAAGTTAGTTCTTGGGATGAAATATTTGACGATAGAGCCAAGGAGGCATTGAAGGCTAGAGGCATTGAAGCACCAGAATATGTTAAAAGGTTGCTAAGTGTTGAACAAAGCCTAATCACTAATCCAGCTCCAACCATAAAAAAGCTTATGGAAGCCTATAGGGTTGACCCTAAGCAATTTGTCAACGACGAGTCTAATGATGAAGTTGTTGACTATGATAAAACAATTACCGAGTTAAAAAAAGACGTAGCACAAATAAAACAAGGCAATGTGCAAAAAGAAACTAATATTGCAGCGAGACAAGACGCGGAAATCGCCAAGCAGATACGGGACTTCAAATTTGCAATTGATGAAAGTGGTGAGCCAAAGCACCCATTATTTGAAGAAGCTTATGACGAGATGAGTTCTTTAATAGTGAAGGGCAAAGCTAAGACGCTAGAAGAA